CCGAACGTCAGGTCGGTGAGCACGCAGCGGTCACCGCCCACGCCGGAGTAGGCGGCGTCGATTCCCACCACCCGCGTCAGCTTGTCGGACTGGTGCCAGACTGGTTCATCGAAGGCGCCGTTCTGCTCGCACAGAGACACCGTGACCACCCGGCGCGTCCCGCCGTCCCGCGGAAGGACACCCAAGTTCATCATGGAGAATTGCAGCGAGTCCCGCCCGTAGTAGGCCAAGTCCGCCTCAATCTGCTCCGGCGTGATGATTCCGCGGAACGGGTTCAGACCCTTCGGATAGTCCTTGTTTGGGGTGTCGAAGCCGCAGAGCTGGACCGCCACCCCTCCCGGCGCCCGGGTTTTCCACGTCCGCGTCTCCTCCTTGTATTCCAGCCCCTCCCACCCGCCAATGGACGGATGCGGCTCACAGACAACACCGAGGGCGTCGGTCCGGTCCTTCGGGTTCCCCATCGCTATCATCTTGAACGATGGATTCTTCCGGAGGTTGGACACGGAGTCCAAGAACCCACGTCCCATCAGCGATGCCTCGTCAGCTATCAGCATGACCCGGTCGTTTTTCAGGCCGACGTAGTTGGAAAGGCCGACGAAGGTTCCGCCGACACGGCACGCCACGCCAATGATGCCATCACGGAAGTCCCATCCTTCCCCCTCGGCGACCTCGGTGGTCAGGGCGAACTTCGATTCATGGACCTTTCCCGGCAGCCAAGCCCGCCGCTCCTTTGCCTTGGAATGCAGCTCCTTGATGGCACCCCAGATGCGGAGCTGGAGGCCGTCCCGGGTAGTCGATGACATCACGATGCTGGTGCCCTTCGGCCAAATGTAATACGTGGCCAGCCCGAACGCGGCGGAACAGAACGTCTTCCCGGAGCTACCCGGACCCATGACGCCGACCTCGTTGTTCTCCACGAAGGTCTTAATCAGGAGGTCGGACCAGTGGTGCCACTTGAACCAAGGCCAGAGCGCGGTCATCGCCTGTTTGTAATGGTAGGCCAGCCCGGAACCGTGCCGGACACCGCCGACTTCCTTGTATCCGCCAGCCTTGATCATCGCCGCCTCAATGAGAAAACGGTCCTTGGTGCTCCACGGCAGCGACAGATACTCCTGATTCATTGCTTGCGTGCCGGTAACACGGGGGGTTGGATTCGGCAAGATTCATGGCAGTCAAAGACGCGAGACTGGTTGACGGGTTCATCACCTGCGAGGCTGGGGTGGACAGCGGTTTTTCGCCGCTGCTTCTCCAGCCGAATCAACTCTCGTGGGCGGTCAATGCCAGCATGCGGGCGGGGTTCCTGAACTGCCGGCCCGGCTGGTGGAAGCGGGCGCTGAAGGTCCCGGCGCCGGATACCGGCGGCATCGAAGCCCTGTTCGCCTCTGGCCTGTGGCAGGGGTGCGGAACCTACGTGGCCGACAACGGCGTGACCTCGTTGGCCGTCAGCATCTCCGGGCGAATCTTCCTCATCAACGCGCAGTCGTTCGTGGTGACCGAGATTACCATTCCCGGGAACGTGAACTCCGAGGTGGAGCGGCGGGCGTGGTTCCAGCAGGCGGAGCGGTATCTGATCGTCCAGAACGGGCTCAACATTCCGTTCCTTTACGACGGTGCCAACAGCCGGCGGGCAACCGCGGACGAGGTTCCCATCGGCGGACCGATGGCCTACGGCAAGGGCAGGCTCTGGGTGGCGCGGGGGTCGGTTTACTTCGGTGGCGACCTTGTCTGGTCGGACATCACCCTCGGCCGCGACTCCATCATCAAGTTCACCGAGAACACGTTCCTCAATGAAGGTGGCGCGTTTGCCGTCCAGAACGGCCCGATTACCGGCATGGCGTTTGCCGCCAACCTCGACACATCGCTGGGTGACGGTGACCTCTTGGTGTTCACCGCCAGTGCAACCTATGCCTTTTCGGCCCCGATTGACCGGGACGTGTGGAAAGACCTTCAATATCCCATCCAGCGGTTTGCACTCCTGAACTTCGGGTCGCACAACCACGAATCCATCGTGCCGGTGAACGGCGACCTGTTCTTCCGGGCGCAGGATGGCATCCGGTCGATGATCTACGCCCGGCGTGATTTCACGGAATGGGGCAACACCCCCATTTCCCGGCAGATGGCCCGCGCCCTTCAATACGACAGCTCGCCGCTGCTCTGGGCGGGCAGCTCAGTCAACTTCGACAACCGCTTCCTGACGACCTTGCAACCGCAGCAGGTCAACGGCCGCGGCGTTTATCACCGCGGGCTGGCGGTGCTCGACTTCCACCTCGTCTCCGGCATGGGGGCAAAGCTGGCGCCGGCATGGGAAGGTGTGTGGACCGGCTGCAAAATCATGCAGACGTGCTCCACCATCGTCTCCGGCCAGACCAAGGCGTTCCTGTGGACGCTGGAACCGGGCGGGGAGTTCGGGCTTTACGAGGTCACCAAGGATGCGCCGTTCGACTATGATGGCACGTCGGACCGGACAACCTCGTGGATTGCCGAGTCCCGCGGGTTCACCTTTGGCGACGCGAACGGGAAGAAGCGGCTGAACGGGGCCGAACTCTGGTATGACCAGATGCTCGGGGAATGCACCCTCTCGTTGCGCTACCGGTCCAACCAGTCCGCGTGCTGGTCGCCGTGGGGCTACTTCGCGGACTGCGCCACCTACCGCTCCTGCGAGGGTTATCCGTGCCACGAAATCACCTACTACAAACCGGCTCAACGTGCCCGCGTCGGGTTCCCGCAGCCCAACGATGACATCGACCCGCAGACCGGGGGCTTCACGCGGGACGGGTATGACGTGCAGGTTCGCATCGAAGCCACGGGCCGGTTCCGGCTGAAGCGTTTGCTGCTAGCATCCAAGGTGCTTCAGGAAGACACGTTCGGCGACATCGCCAACGTGCAGTGTGCGCCCACGTCCGGGGCAACTTGCCAAGTCGGCTGCCTTGCGCTGGAATGCCCGGGTGTCTGCTCGGAGCCGCCAGACTACGACTACCAAATTTCAACCTCCTAAACCATGCCAGAAGTTGTCCTGACACCCGGAGTCCTGCCGCAGCCACAGTGCTACGCGGACGAGCAATCCCGCTTTGAGGCGTATGTGGCGGCAATCATCACGTCGCTTACGGGCGGGCTGCAATGGACTGCCAGCACGACGGCGCCCACTGACCTGACGCAGTATTGGCTGAAGACCGATACATCGAACCCGGGCGACCCGACGTATGCCCGCGGGCTGGAAATCCTGAAGTGGTCGGTCCCGGATGCCGCTTGGGTTCGGGTGTTCTCGGTGCCCTCCTCGACGGGCGTCATCGGCGGGGTGGTGAACTCCTTCACGCTGACGCACTCGCCGCCCTACATCACCGCGGCATCGGCTTACCGGGTGGGGCAGGTTTACGTCTTCATCGCCAACAATGCCATCACGGGTGCCAGCACGCTGAACGTGGACGGCCTCGGCGCCAAGGCGATCAAGAAGCGGGTCACCGTGGACTTGGCTGAAAACGACATCCTTGAGGACCAGATGGTGTCCGTGATCTTCGATGGCACGAACTTCCAGATGCTCTCGGAAGCCTCGACCTACGACCTGTCGAACTTTCCGGGTGGGGAGTTTGGGGAGGTGCTGAAAATGGTTGGACCGTATCCAAGCGTGACGGTGGATTGGGATAGTTTTGCATTTGCGTCGGATTTGCAGGCATTCCCAGCAACCCAAGGGGCCGCTGCTACGCCGGTTTCCCACAATTTTTCATCCCAGCCATCATGGTATAGATGGGTAGCGGTGTGTAACACCCCGGAACATGGCTATCTTGCAAACGAGGAAGTTCCTACCGATTGCCTCATTGAGTCAAACGCCTCCAGCACGACATCGCAGTTTAGCACGCAATGGGTCGACACTGTGAACGGGACTTTGAATTTGCGCCGCGCAAACATTGGCGTGAATACCGTTTACATGCTGTCCAAAACAGCCGGGGCGCTGTCGGTTTTGACTCCCGGTAGCTGGATGCTGAAAGTTTACTACGCCCGATAACCCATGAGGAAAACCCTTCTCCAAGCCAAGTCTGGGACCATTCCGCAAGCAGTGGGTTATGCCGCCTGTGACAGCAGGTTCGTGATGCTGCTCAACGAGGCGCAGTCCCGCCTTGCTGACATGGGAAAGTGGTGGGGCACCTACAAGCGCATGCGGATTTGCGTTACCGCAGGCTGCATTACATGGCCCCGCGAGGTGAAGACCGTCGAGGCGATGAACGTGTGCGGCATGGGGATTCCGGTTCAGAACGGGTGGTATGAGTTCCAGCAGGACGTGCCAGCACCGGGAATCGGGTGCGAATCGTGCGAGCAACGGCAGCTACTTGACCGCGGAATGGTGACTCAGTATCGGGATTTTACGGGGCTTTCCAAGGTTCGCATCTACGCCTCGTCAGCAAGCGACTACGGCAAGCGCGTGCTGCTTCAGGGAATCGACGCCAACGGCGATGCCATAAGGACGTTGGACGCAGTTTCCGGGGACTACGTCTGGGGCGAATACGTCACGCTGGCCGCCGGGTTCGTGGAGACGACCAACTCCTTTGCGTCCCCGCTCCTCACCGGGGCACAGAAGGCGGTGACCAACGGGCGGCTCACGGTCACGGGCGTCAACGTGGTGTCGGCGGTTGAAACCGAGGTTGCCGTGTGGGAGCCCGCCGAGGAGAACCCGCAGTATCGCCGGACCTACCTCGTCAACCGTCCGACCGGATGCAACGACGGAAGCTGCTCCGACGGTGGCGACGGCTGCACCCCGGCGGTCACGGACTGCACCGGGTCGATGATGGAAGCAATCGTCCGGCTGGAGTTCGTGCCGGCGGCGGTGGACTCCGACTGGCTTTTCATCGGGAACCTGCAAGGGCTGAAGCACATGATGCGCGCCATCCAGAAGGAGGACCGCA